TCGACTGCGAGACCGCGACGGTCTCGTACTGGTAGCGGTAGGGGTAGCTGACGCCGGCCATCTGGGCCTCCTCAGGACAGGAAACGGAGCTTGTAGATCGTCGCGTCGATCAGCGACGCGATGGTGATGCAGAGCATATGCCCGGCGAACTCGCCCATCGCGGCGTGGTACTCGCTCGAATCGGTCATATCCTGGCGCTCCTGCTGCGCGTTTCGTGCGCGGCCCACATGTCGTTCAGCGTGGCTGCGTTTGCGGCGCCGACGAGCAGCGGGCGGTCGGCCCGAGGCGGCTCGACGGGCGCTTCCTCGCGCCACGCGACCGCAAGCATACGGAAAGCGTCGGCAGGATGCGAGGTCCAATCATGCCTAGGCGTCGCCCTGAAGGCGCGCTTGTCCTCGTCGTACTCGCGCTGGTACTGGCGCAGGGCCTCGATACCCTCGCGGCAGCGCTCGACGTCGAACCAGCAGCGCGGCAGGACGAGGCGCGCGGCTTGGATGCCGTCCTGCACCCCGAGGTCGGCCACGATCGTGAATTTGCCGATGCCGCCCAGCAACGCCGCGAGCTGCTCGACCACGCTGCGGCCGCCGCTCGCCAGCGTCTTCGCCCGCGCGTCGTGCGGGAGGTGATGGCGGGCGTAGCGGAAGGGCTTGCCTGCGACGACCTCGGCCAGGTCCGCGACGGTCGAGCCGCTGCTGGCGTGGTAGTCGATCAGATGCACCTCGCCGCCAGCGACCTGATAGAACCAGATGGCGGTGTCGTCGCGGTAGCCGATATCCCACGCGGTGAACACCGGGCGATCGGGATCGTGCGGGACGCGCCCGATGCGGCCCGCGTCCGAAGCCTCGCGCATCTCGACGCCGTAGAACGCGCCGAGGATCGCGGCCTCGAAGCTGCATTCGTACTCCTGGTCGTACTGGTCCTGCGTCAGTTGCGCGCGCAGGGCGTGAAGCTCGGTCGGCGGCAGGATGCCCGAGGCGCTGGCCGGCAGGCGCAGGCAGAACCAATCCGGCGATCGCTGCGCGGCGTCGAAGGCCTCGTAGAACTGGTTGCGTCCTTTGGGCGTTCCTCCGATCACGGCCCAGCCCTGCTTATCGCTCAGCGTCGGGCGGATGACGTTGCCCCAGACGCTTGGGCGAAAGTCGCCGTACTCGTCGAGGTAGACGCCATCGAAGCCGAGGCCGCGCATCGCGTCGGCGTTGTCCGCGCCGAACAGCTGGATCTTCGCGCCCGTCTGCGTCGTAAGCAGCAGCTCGGCCTCGTTGACGCCAGAGGTCGCGGGCGCGGCAAAGCGTTTCAGGTAGTCCCACGCGACGCTCTTCGCTTGGCTGCGATACGGCGCAACGTAGGCGTAGTGAGCGTGCGGCCGCTGCGCGGTGATCGCGGCGCGGATCAGATCGTTGACCGCGGCAACCGTTTTCCCTGCGCGCCGATGCGCGACGAGGCAGGCCCAGCGCTGGGTGCGCTTATGGAATGGCAGGAACGCTCGCCGAGGCGCGTAGGGCAACTTGACCGTCTGCACGCGCGGCGCGCTCACTCGGGCTCGCTCCACTCGTAGCGGATGACCTGCGGGCCGCCCTCAGGGCCGGTCACCTCGGTGCGGCCAAGGTCTGGCACGGTCTTGCGAAGCAGGATCTCAGCGGCGCGGACCTGCGTCGGGCTCAATTCGATCTTGCCCTCGACGTGCGCGGCGAGACGCCAGCATAGGTTCGACGCCTGGATCTTCGCCTTCCAGTCGTCGTTGAGCCGCAGCTTGTTTTTGCGCGCAGCCATGTCGTTGATTTTATTCGCCGTCTTTGAACATACCGGATCTGCAATGATGATGCCCCGCCCAACGCCATGCGTCAACCGCATAACGCCCTGCGTTCTTTGCAATGCTGCGGCGAAACCGGCGGTGTATGTTCCTCGCATCGCAACCCCACCAACGGAGACGAACGATGATCAAGAACTCGAAGCAAAACTGGACGGTCGGCAGCATCGTGAAGGTCGGCTTCCTCACCCTCAAGGTGGCTGGGATCAGCGGCGGCGTGTACCGGCTGGTGCGGCCCGACGCCGAGTTCGGCTACACTGGCCCGGTGTGGGACTTCGTCCCGCACAGCGGTCTGTTCCGGGTCTGAGGCCGCCATGCGCGTCTTCCCCGACATGGACCTCGCCCAGTTGCGCGCCGTCATGGGCGAGGCCTCCCTCCTCGACGCCGCCGCGCTCCGCGACGTCCTGCTGCGGCGAGGCGTCACCGATACGGACGACCTTTCGGAAGCCGAATGGTCCGACGCCGTCCGAACCGCTTACCGCCGCCTGCCGAAACACCTCCGACCCGAAACGCGCTAGAACCGCCCTAGGAGCGCCGAAACCCGGTCGCCCGCTACCCTGCCTAGGGTCAGCGGGCTTCCGGCATTCCTGCGCCATCCTCAGCGTTTCTGGAGGCATCCGAGGCGAACCTTGACCGGAACTTCGCCATCGCAGCGTCAAATTCGGCCTTCTGCGCGTCGGTCATGGCCGAGTACCGCCCCACCGGCCTGTCGCCCTCGACCGGCGCCGCGATCGCTCGCCGCAGGAGGTGCCGCTGGCGGTGCGCGGCCGCGACCTCGGCATCGAGGAGCTGGCAGACCTCGGCATACGAGGGGAACCACTTGCAGGACCGCGCGGCCGCGTCGAGGCTCGACCGGGTGTAAGCATGGCGCGGATAGTTCAGCATCGCCGCGTAGGCCGCGATCCGCGTCCGGGCGTCCTCGGCGCTAAGCTGACCCGCGACGAGCGTCCCGAGCGCGCCGAGCCACCGCTCGACCGTCGCCTGCGGCGCGGGCTGCAACGCGTCCTCGACGGCCTGCAGGGCGCGCTCAGCCTCGGTCCGGACGCTCGGGGGGATCGAAAGCTGCGAACCCGGCGTCTCGGTCTCGGCCCTCTGCAGCCAGTTCGCGAGCGACTGCGAGAAAGCCGTTGCCCGTGCGAGATCCTGTGCCATTCGTCGTCCTCCGTTCGCTGCTGCGGCGCACCCAGTTCCTCCAGGTCGCGCTCCAGTTGACCTTCCGCCCGTCCGCGCCGGGCTTGCTGTGCCAGTAGTCGCGGAACGACGCCGCCTCGCGATCGACCGCGACGCCGAGGCTGCGGGCGAAGGCGCGATCCTCCTCCGAGGGCGACCAATCGTCGGGGAGGCGGGCGCCTCGGTCGGCGCGCGGCGAAGCGCGCGCTCCTAAGGATCCAGAACTGTCTCTATCGTTTCCGTTGGTAGAGCTTCCCTTACTCTCGTCTCCTCTCCTCTCCTCTCCCTTGGAGTCCGTAACGGACGCCTCGACGGAATCCGTAACGGATTCGCGACGGATCCGTGCGCGCTCCGCAGCGGCGTCCGTGGCGCGCTTGGTGCGCTCCGATTGCCGGGCCTTTTTCTCCCATGCTTCCAAGGCCTTCTCGGCCACGACGCGATGATACAATCGGCCATCGCTGCACCGCACAAAGCCGCGCAGCGCGCCGCCCTCGCGGACCCGCTTCCAGGTCGCAAGATCGCGCCCGTACCCGGTCAAGCGGGCGAGGATCGCGTCGTCGTCGGGCAGGGAGGCGGCGGGGACTTGGTGCCAAGCCGCGCACCACGCCAGGACGGCAGCCCGGAACACCTCGGCGTCCTCGACGCCCGCGAGGTCGCTGTCGCGCAGTCGCACGACGTCGAGCGGCATGTAGTGGAAATTCCGAAGATCGACTTCGGCTGGTACGAGCGGGTCCATCAGCGCCCTTTCGACGTTGATCCGGCCCGTCGCGCGCGATAGGTTCGGCGCGCCATCGTGGCCGGACTGGTTGTGGCAGTCCGTTGCGCCCCGGTCTGTTTCCGCAGGCCGGGGCGCGTCATTTCTAGCCCGGCTATCGCCTGCCGTCCAGCAGCGCCCAGACGATGATGCCGATCACGACGAAATCCTGCCATCCGAGAACCATTGCTTCCTCCGTTCAGGTTGGTGGCGGGAGCGATCCATCCGGTAAACGCACCGGCCAGGGACCGGTTGACGGGCTAGGCCCGCTGGATCGCTTTTAGGTTCCGCAGCCCGCCGGCCACGGCAAGGGAGGGCCTGGCCTGTTCCTAGATCCCGAGGTCGAGCTGGACGCCCAGCCGGTCGGCGTAGAGCGTCACCGCCTGCAGCCGCTCCTGCTCGCGCGCCCGCTTGCGCTCGTCGCGGCGCAACTGCACGACGCGAACCAGCGCCGCCGGGTCGTAGCCCGCGCTCTTGATCTCGACCTTCAACTCCTTGAGGTCGTCGCGCACCTCGTCGGCGGCGTCGAGCAGGCGCGTCAGGCGCTCGGCGTAGCGGGTCAGGTCGTCATTCGTCATTGGTCATCTCCTCCAGAAGGATCTCGGCGCGGGGATTGTCCCGGTCGAGGTGGTGATACAGGTGCATTTCGCGCACCGCGCGGTCGTTGCGGTAAACGCGGCCCTGCAGCGCGTCGAGGATCAGCGACGGATCAAGGTCCGGTCGCCGCGAGGCGTAGTAGATGTGAGCGGTCATGCAAATCGGCGCGAGCAGCTGGTCCTGCGCTGGCAGCTCGGGAACTTGCCTCGAAACGGCCTCGATATACGCGAGGCCCTTCTCGCTCTTGATGACCCGCAACTTCGACCCGAACCGCACGATGCGGCGGCTGTTGGCCTTGCTGGCGGGCTCGCCCAAGATGACGCCGCTCCATGTCCGCTTCATGTATCACCATTGCAGAAGCATTCAGTGGCCCTGCCCTCTTCTGCGAACAGGTCTGCGCTTGCCTCCACATTGGCGGCTATCTGGGCGTATGACGGCCAATCCTTGCGCCATTGATCACCGTACACTTTCTCCTGTTGCACCCACCAGTCCGCCGAGCCCGGAATGTCACGCATGATAGCGCGCACGGTGGCAATGGGTTTCAGGAAGCACAGGTCGCAGTTCCCGTGCGGTGTGCGGCCGTTGATGTTGGGTAGCTGCAAATCGAAGTTCTGCCGCTCCCAGAACGCCGCTACGTCGCGCTTCGTGATGCCAGCATCTGCTAACGGACAGACAACGTACCGATTGCCTTCGTTGGACGC